AATGACCAAGATCGCCATCGTCGGGAACCTCACCGCAGACCCCGAACTCAAGTTCATCCAGTCCGGTGCCGCCGTCGCGTCCTTCACCATCGCAGACACCCCCCGCACCTACGACAAAACCACGGGCGAATTCAAAGACGGCGAAACCACCTTCTGGCGTTGCAGCCTGTGGCGTGAGCCGGGTGAGAACGCCGCCGAATCGTTGACCCGTGGCACCAGGGTCGTCGCCATCGGAGAAACCAAAACCCGGTCGTATGAGACGAACGGTGAGAAGCGTTCGGTCGTTGAGGTGACGGTCGAGGAGATCGGGCCGTCGTTGCGGTACGCGACCGCCCAGGTGACCAAAACCAACCGGGGCGGGTCCAAGCCGGCCGCCGGCGGCTGGCCGGAAAGCAACACCGAAGAAGCGCCTTTTTGATCGTGAACCCACGCGACGAGCTTGACGAACTTCACGCCACGGCGGTGACCATCCCGTGCCGGTACTGCGGTGCTGGCCGGGGTGAGCCGTGCCGCAACAAAAGATCCAAGCCGCCGACCCCCACGAAGATCCCGCACGCGCACCGGCTGCGCGAAAGCCAGGAGGTGCCATTCTGACCGCCAGAATCAACGCTGCCGAACTTTCGCCCACCCCCAAGGGTAAAGACACCAGGGAGCGGCATCGGACGCAGGACAAGGCGCACAGACGCAAAACGTGCATCGACTGCGTAGCCGAAGGAATCACCACCAACCGCAAAGCACCCCACCCAGGACCACGCTGCGTCACCCACCACCGCGCCAAACGCACCGTCCGCAAAGCCGGCGCCCAGGAAGCCCGCTGGGCGAAGGTCTACGGGATCAGTTCTGAGGAGTACTGGGCGATCCACAGGTTCCAGTTCGGGTCATGCGCTATATGCCAAAGAGCCACCGGCATGGGTCCGAAACGGTTATCAGTCGACCACTGCCACAAAACCGGTGTCGTCCGCGGGTTGCTCTGCTCGACGTGCAACCGGCACGTCCTGGGGCATCTCAGGGATGACACCGACGCTTTGCAACGCGCCATCGACTATTTGAAATACCCGCCTGCTTTTTACTGCATCGGAGAAAGGGTCGTACCCGGCCATGACCGAACCTGAACCACTAACCACCGCCAAAATCGTCGTCAGCCGAATGATCGACGCCCACGGGCAGATGGGCTTCGACATCAAGACGTTCGGTGACGCATCGATCATTGAATACCTAGGCCTGTTGGCTGCCGCCCAGTGGGATATGTACCGCGACATGACCAACGCCTGGGGAGACTCCCGATGAACCGCTGGCGAGTCATCAAACGCGATAACCAGTGGCGGGTCTACGACAACGACCTGTGGCACGAAACGCACGACACGTTGGTGGAGGCGCACACCGCCGCCACACAGCTAGCAGTCACCACGATGTGCTTCGAACCCGGCGGCCTCACCATCCTCAAATACTTGCGCGCCGGGGAAGCGTTGGCGAACTGGGAAATGGAACTGATCCTCGCGCACAAGGCATCGACATGAGACGCCAGATCCTGAACATCACCGTCACATGGTTCTGCCTCGGGCTGCTCGCCGGAACGATCTTCGGCGCCGCCGCATGCCAACCCCAACCCACCACCGTGGAAAGGACTTACCAGTGACAGCGTTCCTCGCCCTCGCAGGCGCACTCATCCTCGCCGGCGTAGCGACATTCGGATACTTCGGCGGGTACTGGTACCAGTACTGGGTACAAGTGCGACAGACCGCTAAAGCACCTGAGCGGAAGCACTGGATGGACGCCGACGATGAGTGACAGCCTGCGTGACCGCATCGCCGCCGTGCTCGAAAAACATGCGGTAGCCCAGTATTGCTGGGGTCCAGAAGGCTGTAGCTGCGACTACAGACTGGACATATCCGATGAAGACCACCCACGACACCAGGCCGACGCGGTGATCCGCGACGTGCTGACACCAGAGTTCCTAGCCGATCTGGTAATCGCCGCCGTACAGAAAGCAGCCGACGATGAGTGACCTCCGCACCCGCATCGCCGCCGCGCTGAGAACCGCCGACAGGAGAGTGGCAGGGTTTATCGGCTACGACGAAATGGCCGACGCGGTGATCGCGGAACTCAAACTCGAAAAACAAACCCTCAACCGCGAGATGTGGGCCGCAGCCCCAAACGTCCACCGCTACACCACACCCTGGAAGGACAACGATGATTGACCCGGCGATCACCGCAGCATCAGACCAAGCCCACGCCGAAGCCGAACACACGCTTGACGAACTCATCGAATGGTGGGCCGAAAACCGTGGCACACACACACTCAGCCGCTCCGACCAAGTCGCCGTACTCACCCACATCCTCGGCAGCCCCATGTGCCTAGGGGCGCTGCTGGCTACCGCTATCAACCGACTCGCAGACAAGGACACACCATGAACAGGTTCACCTGCCGCCACTGCAACAAAGAAACCACCGAACCAACAGCGTGGTGGCGCATCACCAGCCCCTGGCCCCGCTGCTGCGGCAGCGACATGCGATGGAATTTGTTCATTCGGTTCGATGACAAAGACAACACCCATGAGTGACCTCAAGCCCGGTGACACCGTCACCGTCACCTTCCAAGACGAAGACCACCCCGGCGTCATCGAACAAATCCACCACGGCTGGATCTACGCCCGCATCACCATCGACCCCGAACTCGACTACGGAAAAATCACCGCCAGACTCGCACCACAATCCACCGTCTGCGTCCGACACAACAACATCCGAAAAGGCAACCAGTGACAGACGGCAACATCACCGCAGCCCAACAAAAACTCACCCACTCCATCACCCGACTCACCGCACCCAGACCCGCCATCCACGGCACCACCACCCTCTACCAACCCAGCCTCTACCAATCCCTGACCCAAGACCTCGCAGGCACCCAAGGCGACGGCCACGCACCACCCAAATCCATGCCACCCCTCTGGATCGACGCCGCCGACCTCATCACCCGCATGGACTCACAAACCTACAAATGGGTACCCAAACGAGGCACCACACCCCAACGCCTCGAAATCCTGGGATCACATTCTTGGCGGCCGCAAGACACCGACCACGTCAACAAAATCGCCAACACCGTCGAAACATGGTGCGACAACATCCAAGGCTTACTCGACCCCAAAGGCTCAAAACACATCGCAGCACCCTGCCCCGCGTGCGGGCAACAGAACATCAAAACTAAAGATTCCGGTGGAGACATGGTGCGCCGGCCAGTCCTCAAAATCACGGCCGACACCGGCTGCACATGCCAAGCATGCAACACATTCTGGGCGCCCAACCAATTCATAGCTTTATCGAAACAACTAGGCTTCCTACCAGCCAATGTCCTCGAATAAAATAAATTGCTCAAACCTCTACCAAATGCGACACAAAACTGCTAAGGTCTTTGGCGTGGCACAATTGTGCCCAAAGCCCCGACACCACCCCCCTGGTGTACGGGGTTTTCTTATACCTGCACCTGAAGGGGAACCCGTGGCAATGGCGACCCAACAAACCAAAACTCAAAGCGTCGAAACCGGAAGCCACACCTCCCCCCAGGTCGCAGCAATCAAAGCTTTACAAGAATCACGAAAGCACCGGCATCATCCAGATTGCCGGTGCTTCCGATACCAAGGCTTGTACTGCACACCCGCTGACTGCGTGTGGCAAAACGCGATCAACCGCGAGCTTTCAAACCTTTCGTTGCCAGCGGTTCGGGCATAACGTCGGGTAGGCGCCAAATCTTGCGGCCCTCATCACTGAGGTGGGTGTGCTGGTTGACGCGGATCATCAAACCTTCATCCGAATCAAGCCTTTCCCGATAAGCAAAACCCCCGGCAGCAACACCGTCATGCGGCGGGATGCCAGGATCGAACTCGACAACCAAGCCTTTCCCCAGCTTCTCGTAAAACCCTTTCAGCCGGGACAGCTTCAGGTAGTCCAAGCCTTCCCCATTGGTCAGCATGTACTCGGCGTGGTCACGAAGCCTCTGAAACACCGCGTTCACCCGAAACCGTGAGTCGGTGATCCACGGCCAAACCTCCAAACCACGCTGACGAGCAGTCAAAGGCTTATCACCGCCGTAAGTCTTCACATGCCACGAAACAGCCTGCCTAGTCACCCCAAACAGGTCAGCGATCTGGGATTGATTCAAGCCTTGTGCCTTCAAGCCTTCGATGACGGCGAGGGTTAACGCCGGCCGATCCTTCATGCCTTCAAGCCTTTCCTGTTGACGATGGTGTACTCCATCGTTTCGTCAACCGCCTCGACGGTAACCGTGCCTCGAATCAAGCCTTTCCCCGTGACCTCCTCGAAGGTCACTTCGTCGGGCATGTAACCGGTGATCCCGGTGACCAGGCCGCCCAACTTCTCCCGCGCCTGGTCGAGCGTCGAGTGGGTCGTCTCATGGACGCACCACCGGGTTCCCTCGGGTGTTTCGTCGGGGTAGAACCGGAACGTCAGCGCAAACATAATCAAGCCTTTCCATCGATTGATCGTACCTGTGTCAAGCCTGGGAGAGGCTCAAGCCTCTCCAAAACCGCTCAAGCCTCTCCGCAAAAATCAATCAAGCCTTACGGCATTCCCCAGAGCGCCGCCGAACCAACTTCAATCTCTTGCGCCCAAACGCCGAAGTACTCTTCTATGCCGTCAACGGTGTCAGTCTCACCAGGAACAACCGCGTTGTTCTGGGACAGGAAAGCCAACGCTTTCTCGCAAGCGATACGGATGGCGTCCCGTTCACTCTCACCGACAGCGACAACTTCGTAGCGGGTATCGACTCGCGCAATCCAAACTTTCACAGTTGCCTAGTCCTCTCATCATTGCGGCTAGTTCCGCATGCCGGATACCGGGAAGCTATCCCCGGTAACCGACAAGCAACGCTAGGCGCCGAAATCGTCGCTGTAATCAAGCCAGCGTGTCGAGTAGTCGCCGGCCGGTACACCCTGGCCGTTACCGGGGCCGCAAACACGGTTCCCATGTATCCGACAGTCCCATCCCGGACTATCCTCAGTCGGGCCGCTAGCCGGCGCGGTAGAGAACACGTCCACTAGCGCGGATGTCTCGCCAGGACCGGGCGTAAGCCACGCCAGAACGGCCACCAGGGCCGCGATAGCGCGGATTGTGTAGATGTTCATCAGTAGTCCCTACCGGCAAGCTTTACCAGCGACTCGAAACGCGCCAGGACATCGCCGGCCGATACCAAAGACTCGACAGTAAGCGACCCGCCGATAACCGCGGCCGCCAGCGATGCGGCGGGGTCTCCATCATCTAGGGCCGCTAGTTCTGCCAGCGATGCCGGGACCGTAGCGCCACGCCGGTAGTCCCAATTAGACAGTGCGACACCCTGCCCGCCAGTAGCGTCGAGTACGTCGCAGATAGCGAAGTGAACCGCCATCGCGCAACCCCACGGGTCATGTTGCCAGTCATCGATGCCAGTCTCAGCGACTACCCTGGCGATATTGCTAACCACGATTGTGTCCTCTCGTTTTTTTGGATCTGCGACTAGCCGTCGCATGCCGGCGCCAGGACAACGGCCCTGGCGCCGGTAAACGTGGCTAGACAGAGATCTGGGCCGAACGGATAAAGCCGGCATCGTTACCGCCCGGCCGCTTCCATTTGTGGCCCTTAGCCCGCAACCCCACGATCACGCCGGCAGGGTCCAGTCGACGCTCGTCCGACTCATCCCCATCGATGACAGCGAACCCGTGCCACGTCTCCGGTAACGGCTTACCGCGGGCCGTATCAAAAGGCATAGCCACGGTGCCGCCAGCCGCCAGAATGCCGGTCAGATAGTCGTCAGGCGTATGGGCGGGTTCTTTCGCCGAATAGGTGAGTGAGTACTCGGTACTGGGCGCCCGATTCTCAGGTTGCCACGCGGTATAGTCATACAACTCGACGCCAGCCGCTGCCAGGGCCGCAATCATATCCGGCGCGAACAATTCCCAACGGATATCAGACGTAGTGTTCAGGCGTAGGTTGATACGCCCGTGACGCTTAAGGGCCGCCCTAATCTCCGCCCCGATAATCAGACCACATTCGTAGGGCCGTGCCAGCAGAAAGGCAGTGCGGGCCGCTTGACCACGTTGCGCGGCCGGCATGCCAGACTGACCGGAGAACACGAGGCAAGCGGAGATACATCCGCTACTCGCACGCGGGCAGAGATTGTAGGCACCGGTCAACTCGAAAGCTGCGCGGATGTCTGCCAGGGCCGGCGCCATAATCCCGTTAGCCGGCGTCAACATCATGCCAAACGATGGCAACGTATTTTTGCCCAGTTTGTACTGGGCCGCGCCGGACGTGAGAATCGGGGCCGACTCATCCGCATAACCGATAAGCGCCCGTAGGTTGCCTTGCACCTTGCGGGCCGCGGCGACCTTAGCCTTATCGGCCGGGGATGCTTGCGTCATGCCGACGATTACCGCGGCGCCGAACCCGGCATTAGCCAGGATGGACTCGACGCGGGTAAGGCCGCTGGGCTTGGTTGTGTTCATTGTGTTCTCTCCTAGGTTCGTAAGCGTGTCAAGTTGTTAAGGACATAGAACCATCTATGCGCAAAGCGTGTCAAGTCAGAACGTGCAATGGGATAGACACTCGACACTCGACTACCCGCGGCCCACTCGACACTCGACTACCGGGCGCCCACTCGACACTCGACTACCCGCGGCGCCAGGGTGCGACTCGACTCGACTCGACAAGAGCTGCCAGCCGGCGGCCCACTCGACAGGGTCGGCGCAGTCGGCGGTCGGCGCGGTCGGTCGGCGCGCCGTGGCGGGTCGAAAGACCCCACGGGGCCGGCCCCAGGGCCGGCACCCCGAC